ATATTCAAGTATTTGAAGGAGAACGTGCTAAAACAAAAGATAATAATAAATTAGGGGAATTTGTATTGGAAGGTATTCCACCCATGCCTAGAGGACAACCACAAATAGAAGTATCCTTTGAAGTGGACGCAAACGGAATTCTTAAGGTAAGCGCCAAAGAGACCACGACTGGAAAAGAAATGCAAATTGAAATCAAAAACGACAAGGGACGTTTGACCGATGACGATATTGAGAGAATGGTTCAAGAGGCTGAGAAATATAAATCGGAAGATTCAGAATTTAAATTAAATTTAAATTCAAAACATGACTATGAACAATCTTTGTTTCAATTAAAAACATCCATTGAATCTTCTTCTACATCAAACAAAGAGAAAGACATGACTATAATACAAGAACATATGGAATGGTTGAACACGCATCCAGAAGAGAATGCCTCGGTCTATAAAGAGAGACAAACACAACTACAGTCACGGATAAACAATACAATGCCTTCCGTTATTCCTGAAGAAACCGAAGATACGTCCATCACTGATATTGATTAAGGTATTCCTTTGAAAAAAGGGTTAATATTTTGTCTATATTTTTGTGATTCTCATATACAAACCATTTTTTATTATAACTATCCCAACTACCTCCTAACTGTTTTATTTCCTCCTTTTGAACAAAAGGAACTCTTACATAGATTTTTGTTTTAACCGATGTACAATGTTCTAAACCAACTGCTAAATTTGCTAATTTATCTGCATTGTCATTGCCAACCGAATGAATATCTGTATGATTGGTATGTGCTTTTATATGTCTAAATTGGATATTTAATTTACCCTTATACAATTCATATGCGGTTTTAACCAACTCTTTATTTGGTATATCTACATTCCAATATTTCTTATGGCATTTTTCACCATAAGAAGAAACACACCTTAAGGCATATTCGGAATCGCTTACAATTTCTATTTTTTTACCATGTATAATATCATTTTCTATAATAGAATAAACTTCAATAATCGCAGTCAATTCTGCTATATTGTTTGTTTGTTTTCCTTTTATTTTTTTTGAAACATTACGAGGATCGTTTATACCGAAAAATATACCTAATCCTGCAACGGCATCATCTTTTCCATTCCTAGAACAAGCGCCATCGGTATAAACACAATAATCCGGAATAAAAACAACCGCGTCCTCGGTTTGTTTGGATTGAACCGTATCAAAAAACGAGGTTATTTTGTTCGCAACCGCATTATGTGGCATTGTAGGATTATAAGTATACACATTTATATTTATTTAAAATAAATATAAAAAGGTCTAAAGAATAGGATTTATCTTCGTCCAAACGAGCGATTACGACGTTTAGATTGATTTCTAGACATATTTTTACCAACCATTCGTTGTAAACCAATCATTCCAAAAGGAACGGACGCTTGGGCTAACACGCCCACGCTGCCTCCTCTCTTACGTTTCGTTTTTCTTCGTTTTTTACCACCCATCAAACCCATCATATTTCCGAAGGATGTCCCTCCTTTACGTCGTTTACGTCGTTTACCGCCTGTGGTTGTAGATGGAGTGCTGGATAACCCCATTTTATTACTTAAATCCGTCAAATACGAAGCCATACTATATACTATATAAAGATAATAATTTTAGAAGAGTTTAATTTTTACGCAACAGTAATATAAATATTCCTAAATGTAAAATAAAACTTATCACTACAACTATAAGAGAAATATAAATATATGGATAGATGTCTATCAAGATTATATCTATCAATGGTTTCATTACGTTTTTTAATTCTGTACGAACATCCTCTCTTTTCAGTACATCTATACACGACTTTGTAAATCTATTTTCCATACCTTCTAAATCTAAACAAATATTTATGTAATACTTTAATTATTTTTATAGGATGAACCATTAAATGGCTACATATAAAATAAATTCGGCATTTCCATTCCATGCACTAAAGTTAAATCCTCCTTATTTACACAACGAACGGTATCTATTCAAATTACAGGTTAACCGTGCACCGGTATATGTACAATTTCCAATCGCATTTAGCACACAAGGTATTCGTATTATAAAACAAAAACATTTTTTAGATTTAAAATACGATACAACAAACATGACGACTATCCAACCTTGGATGGACCTTCTCCAATCTAGATGTATTGAGTTAATCCATGAGCAAAATATAAATTTTTTCTCTAAAGAACTCTCTCAAACCGATTTAATGAGGATGATGACACCGATGGCACGTCCTTCTACCGATAACGATACTCTTATACGAGTTTCGTTGGACATGGCGCATACGGGTGATTTATCCTGTATAATATACGATGAACATAAGAATATAATTCAAGATTATCGTACCATTACGAGTGAACATTCTTTTATTCCCTTATTGTTACTCGAAGGATTTACCATAACGCCTACAAGTTTTACCATAAATATTAAGGTAATCCAAATGATGGTATATGAACCAGTTTCTAAAGATATCGTCTTTTTAATAGATACGAATGAACCTACCCGTTCGGATAGTATAGATGAAACATTTAGTGATAGTGACATTTCCGTAGAAGATGACCAAAATATATTAAATGAAGTATCCCTTTCTATTTCCGACCCTAATGTTTTGATACTAAAGAAAGCAACGGATGTATATTATGAACGATATAAAGAAGCACTTATGGTTGCACGTAAATTAAAAAAAGAAGCAATGGACGCACACTTGAACGCAATCCAGATTAAGACATCCTATGAATTGGAAGATATAGAATTATCCGACCATGAAGAATAATGTAATTGTTATATATTTTTTTTCTCGTATCCTTATAATATGGTAGCTATTGCAAAAAAAGTGAATTTAAATTATGTGTTTGGGTTGCTTGCGATTATAGTGATTGGTTTTCTTATCAAGTCCGTTTTAAATACTAAATCTGGCATGTCGTCTGGTATAAGAACAACTTCTATTCAAGGCGCATCGGGGGGAGGTTCAAGTGTAGCTCAACCTGCGGCACCCATGGGACAAAATGAACAATATCAAACCGTGGACGGAATACAAGGAACTACCAAAGGATTACCTTCTAGTTGTAACTCCCAACCTTTATTGAACGCCGAACAACTTCTTCCTAAAGACAATAATACTCAATTCCAACAATTAAATCCGCAAGGAGGTGGAGCTTTAGAAAATATATCTTTGTTACAAGCAGGATATCATAATGGTATTGATACCGTCGGTTCTTCGTTAAGAAACTCCAATTTACAAGTTCGTTCTGAACCTCCCAATCCAACCAGTAAAGTAAGTCCATGGATGAACTCTACCATTGAACCTGACCTTATGCGAACACCATTAGAACTTGGTTGTGGCACACAGTAATTAAAAATATCACCTCTATATATGAAATATCTTAATTATTTGATTATAGGAATGATATTTATTTCATTGCTTAAGATATATTCAGAATCCGATTACTTTAATTTAAAATGTATCATATCGGAGGTTGATAACAAAACCTATTGCGTAAGGGACCGTCATAAACTTTCATTAGCCGCTGATAAATTGGCAATTACAACACAAAATATGATTACACTTGTAAATACGTGTTATGAAAAATATCCCGACCGTGAAAATATACAACGATTGAAAAAAGGATTTAACCCTGTTAAAATACAAGAAACCTTGCCTACAAGCGAACATACTGCCTATAGTGAGAATAAAGGCGAAAAAATTGCCATTTGTTTAAATGAATATAAATACGATAATAATGATTTAATTGACAATAATACATTAATGTTTGTTGCCATACACGAACTGGCTCATGTTGCCTCCGTTAGTATTGGTCACACGGACGAATTTTGGAATAATTTCAAGTTTTTATTACAAGAAGCTGAAAAAATAAATATTTATAAACCAAAGGATTATAAAAAAGAGCCTAAACAATATTGTGGCATGACCATTACGGATAATCCTTACTATGATTTTTAACATAATACAAGATAAAGTCAAAAATCATACGTGTTACAGAATACTAATATATGGTTAAGAAACTTTCATCCCTCGGTGCGATTCATACAAATTAATGGGAATATTGGTATTTGGGATGTATCTCAGGTTACAGATTTTACCTATATGTTTTACGATGCTCGTGTATTTAATCAAGATATTGGTAATTGGCAAGTACATAATGTAACGGGTATGTTTTTTATGTTTGCCAATGCTAGTGCATTTAATCAGGATATTAGTAGGTGGGATGTATCTAAGGTAACGAAAATGTATTCAATGTTTCGTAATGCAACATCATTCGATCAAGATATTAGAGCTTG